CAAACCTTGTTCTGCTAATTGAATTAAATATTGCTCCACATGTAGCATCAGCTAAATCTTTTGACCCTTTTCTAGGGTGATCTACCCTGTCCCTCATAATTCTAAGCTGACAGAGCTCATCTATAAGCAATGGTATGTGTGGTCCGATTAGTCTTTCTTCAGCAACAATCATTGCCATATCATCGTAGTGTTTTTTAGCAACAGACAAAATTTCTGTATTGATGCCGTATTGTTTTAATTGCTGCATCATATCATGAGAGTTCCATCTGTCAAAAGTGCATATGGCTATATTAAATCCTCTTGTTTTAAGAGAAAGAATATAGTCTTTAACTTCTGTAAAGTCAACAGATTTGTCTGCTGTTGGTGTCCAGTATCTAACTGCATCTATCTCTACAATCGGTGCTGGCTGCGAATATGTGTCGGTGACTTTTACGTTTACCCATTTATTAACATGCGCCATTGTTACCGCACAATGATCATGTTTTTGAGCTAGGTCTACGTGTATATAATATTTTTTATCTGGGTCTGGGAGAAACCATTCTTCAAGTCTTCCAAAGTTATCTACAGCTAATTGACCTACATTAAATGCTTTTTCTACTTTTTCTCTTGATTTGAAAAATGCATCAACCGCATCAGGTGGCATACAGGCAAATCTAGATAACGCATCAGTGGGGTTTGTATAGAACGCTGTCTTAAAGTCATCAATTTTTCTAACTGGGTTAATCTCCCAAGTCGGACGTTTAATTGCATACACTTTAGGTATTTTATAAGATATGATATGGTCTTCTTCCCATTGTATTTCAAACTCATTTCCTTCAGTGCCATCTGGGATCTCCTCGTACATCTTAAATTTATGGTCCCTGACTACAGTTTCTTTTTCTCCTACAACTGCATCGTATCTTTGTTGTATGTAATCGTTCTTAAATCTAGGAAATGAAAGAAGAATAACTTTACCAAAATCTGGAAAACGAGAGTCTACTGATGCCCTGTACATGTCGTATACCGCACTACCTGTTTTTGCTTGATCGTGACCAGTGGTATTGTCTATAGCAAAGCCAGAAATCTCATCTAAAATAACTACAATAACGTTGTATCCCTCCCAAGCTTCACGCTCAGAGTGACCTGAATGAACTGTTATAGCCTTATTGAATTGAATTTCAGATGCCTTGGAATAGTACTTACCAACAAACCATGGGGACCTGTCTATGCGGCTTCTAAAGCCTTTAAAAAATACGTTTGTGGCTTGCTGTGAGTTGATTGCAATATTAATAATATCAATAGAGTCTCCAGGAGGCTTGCCATAATATGTTGCTGGGTCCTTTAAACATAATAGTAAATATACTATATATGCCACCGCAATTGTAGAGCAGTAGTCTTTGCCAGAACCCTTTCCTAATTGAGCTACAACTTCATTAGCGGTTTGTTTAAATCTTGTATGGCCTTCATCTTCACCAAATAATTTTTTTAAAGTAGACTCTTTATATATTTGTGAACTTTTTTCAATTAATATATATTGATATTCTGAAAGTGGTGGTAGCCCTAAATATTTAGGATCATTTACAAATGTGCGTAAGTCAACTGGTTTCTCTTCAAATTCTTCGCCATCTAGAATATCAATTAGATCTGAAAAATCAAATGACATCAGCTTCCTCAATTATTACTGACTCAACTATACCAGTAATTTGAGATAGCCTTTTTGCAACATCCATTTTACACTTAGGGCATACGGCGGTAACTTCTTTTAAAATTCCAACTAAGACTTCTTGCTTGCGTTCTGTCTCTGCAATTTGAGATGCTATCTGGGTATTTTCTAAAACCCCGACTGACTGTAGCATTGCTATTCTTTTAGTTTCTATGTCTGCTATTAGTTTTAGGGCTCCCGCCTTTACGCTTAGCTGTCCTTGAGTATCTGCGTCTTCTACGGTTTTCCAAGCCTCTTTAATAAGCATTGCATAGTGTTGATCGGCACCAGAGATTGCTTCCCTAGCACGGTCACGTATATTGCTATCATTGTGGACAACGCCTTTCCACTCATCAATAAATTCTAAAACTTCTTTACGTGAAAATCCTGTGTGGGTTGCTATTTGAGTTGCGGAATTACCTTTGAGCAATTCTTCAACCACTTTATTCATGCGGTCAAAGTGAACTGCTGGCTCTATTTCATTTGTCATATAGATTTATTATACTTCTAGTCAACTGAAATAGCAAATTCCTTTGCAACCTTTAGCAATATTAGATAGCCAATAAGGTCATCAATATCATTATCCCCTGGGTATTCTTCTCCCTTAATTAATCTATTTAGCTTATCATCAATTCGAACATATAGCTGCTCTTTTGGTCCCGCTTTTGAAAATATACGGACTGGATCTAGGGCGGAGTTCCCATATGAAATATTTTTTCTAATTAGCATGTGAGCAATTTCAAGGCAAGTATTTAAAATTTCGTGACCTGCCTCAGTCCCAACTGTAAGCATATAAAGATCGTCATACCTAAATTCTTTTGAATCTTCAAAAACTGGGGTTAGCTTCATTTAATTAAACCTTTTTCTTTTAGGGCTCTATATATGGTCATAGACGTTACGCCACATTCACTAGCAATTTCTTCCATACTCTTTCTTTGAACTACATATCTTCTATACAGCCAATCTTTACTTTGATATAACTTCATCGCTCTGTTAGTACTTTGTTAGCATAATGTGCAATACCAAAGCTATCTGCAACGTCAAAATCCACCACATTTAAATTATACTTCCTGTTAAAGTAGTCAGCAGTTCTCTGCTTTCTCATGGTCCTTATTTTATTTTTATACCAAGAGTCTGCGTACCCTGGGTTTAGTCTTCTTATTTCTGACTTTTCATCTTTGGTTGGATTTTTATTTCCAATGTACGCTTGCCAAGCGGAAGGGCTAATTGTAATAACCTTAGCACCAGTAGACATAAGCTCAGCAATAACAACTCCGTAAACATAAGACAATTTTATCACAGCATCTGGTGATCTGACAAGGATAGCTCCTTCAACAACAATATAATCACTCTTTAATTCTTCAAGCATAACCGACATTTTGTTTTTTGCATCGTAAATTTTTTCGTATATGTCTTGGCCTTGTAGCTCTATCTTGCCCCATTTTAACGGTATATTGTTCTCCATTAGGCAAAAAGCAATTGAATTAGTAGATGCATCAATTCCTAAAACCCTAGAGGCTTTAGTCTTAACTAAGTCTGCTAATTTCATCTATAACCTCCATTAAGCTTTTGCTTGTATCCCTTATCTGTTTATTGCATTTAGAACATATCAAATCTGTGTTGTATCGGCTGAGCTGAGACTTACATTTTTTACATTGCCTCAATGAACCGTTTTTAATTGCTTTTTTTTCGTAATATTTTTCCATTATTCTTTTGTTTGTTGCAATTCTGCAGCATTCATCTGAGCAATACTTTTGATTATGTGTTTTTGAATCAAACTCCTTGGCACATTCTTTATTAGCGCAGATCATATAACGGGAGCCTCATATAACTCTATTTGAACCGTTCCAATAGGTCCAGTTTTACTATAGCATTCTTTTTTAACTGGGCAGTAGGTGCAGGGCATCTTTGATTTAGTTGCACCTGCAGGCCTCATTGGTAGGTCTCCATTTTTAAAGTTATCATATACTTCTTGCATCCAAAGGAATGCATCTTCAATAATTTTTTTATTTTTATCATTCATTGAAATTGGAATAATTAATATCTCTTGAGTGTTTTTGTTCTCATATAAAAAGAATCCTTCTTTGGCATTCTTTAACTTCATATAGGTTAGCAGTTGAAGCATGTGGTTAGCAGAAGACTTCATTTCCGACTGCCTTGTGTCCCAAACTTCTTGCTTTGCCGTCTTAATTTCACCAATAACCGTTTCACCATCGTACTCCATAATAAGATCTATAAAGCCTCTAATAGGTGGATACTCATTAATTATCTCTTCTTCTTCCGCTCTCCACTCTGGCATAGTAGCAATAAGCTTTTGTAGCCTCTCGTGAGCTTGAGTTCCTTGTGCCATATTTGCAACAGCAACTGCGTCGTTATCGTCTACAAAGACTGCGCCAGAAAAAGCCATGTACCAGTATCTAGGACACTTGCCGTGTCCGTATCCAAGTGAGCTTGGGCTAAATGATTTTTTTGTCATTAGGCCATCTGCACGTTTTGTATTCCTATATGACTCGTCAAGAAGTTGAGCAAACAACTCAGGGTCAAAGAACTTTCCAGTATGTTTTTTAAACTTAAGGTTCTTTACAATATCTCTTCCCATTATGAGTTATACCTAACGACATACTTAAGTGCATCTACAAGTTTGTCTATGGACTCCTTTACTGAATAGTAAACATTCTTCTTGTTATTATTTACAGTTCCCGCTTTATCTTTAGCAATAGTTGAATACACAGAAGACATTACAGCAAACTTGGTAGACATTGCTTGAAGTTCCATAATAAGCATAGGAGCTTTAGCAGACGGAACATCTGGGTTCATCAAAAGCTTTACAACAATTGATAGTGCCTTATCTAAATGCTCGTCTTGCATATACTCATGAAGATCATTAAACTCTGTAATGTCACTAATTAATTGAAGTGTATTTTTATCTTCCGCCATTTTTAATCCTCTTATCCCATTTGTCTACAAATAATCCTAGTCCATATCCAATTATAAGCCCTATCAAAAAACCCATTAAAAACATTGTCATGACAAAATCCTTTGCACTAATCCGTAGCCCATCCACAATCCAAAAATTCCCATCAGCCCAGCAAAGACTGGCGGTGCGGGAACTGGTAGTTTAAATACACTGAATATCGCGCCGACCCCTACGCCAGTAAGTGTTGTTAAGAATACTTCTCTAATCATGGTTCTCCTCATAAAACTGGATCAACTCTTCAAGAATTGACCACTCTATAATACCTAGTCTAACTTTAGACTCTGCTCCTATAATAATCTTTAGTGCTGGGTGCATATCTCTATTTACTTTAAAGGTATCTGTACATATCTTTGCCCAGTTGTCCTTGTTTAATGTAAAAGATTTTCCCGCTTCTTTATAATCTACAAGAAATTTTTTCCATTGTGCGTCACCCTTTTGATAGTCGCCTCTTCCTGAATTTTTTTGAGCTTTAGCGCCATCTCTTTTTACTTCTGCTTTTTCTGACATCAGCCAAACCTATGTGTTGTTTCATGCCCATTTAAACAGGTCCATTTCATAATTAAATTTTCGGTATCCCACAACCCACCATCTACATCTAACTCACAACTGGAGCATGGCCTAATACCAGTAAGCTTTTCAAATGTAGAATTGATTTGCTTAGGCTCTTCTTTATCAAAGAATTCATTAATTTTTGGCATCGATTTCCTTAATTAGCTTATCTACTACTTTTGGGTTTTCTCTTAGGTACGCTACCGCTTTTGCACGTCCCTGCAAGCGCTGATCATTAACTGTGTACCATGCACCGCCTTTTTCTACTGCTCCAACCATCTCCGCTACGTCTAGGGTTTCACCAACTAGATCTACTCCAAGTGATTCTCCTTGATAGTAGAAGTCGTATTGTCCAGATAAGTTAGGGGGGCCGAGCTTGTTGTAATCAATAATCCAATTGACAGGCCTGCCAACTCTTTGTTCAATAATTTTGTCACCAACTTTAATGCCTGCTTTGATAGCATTAGCTTCAGCCTCAGAAGACCAAAGCTTAATGACGGTGGAAGAAAAGAACTTGACTGCCATTCCTCCTGTCGGTATGTGGGAGGCATGCATAGATCCAAATTGATTTCTTTGCTGTGAGATGAGTACCAGTAATGTGTTTTTATTTGCATAGTTTAACATTTTGACTGCATGAGTCATATCCTTTGCTTCTGCTCCGATTTGCTTTGTGTCCTGCAAATCTTTCATTTCATTTCCATCTTTTTCAAAATAAATTGCTGGGAGTAACGCTGAGATAGAGTCAACAACAATTATATCTACACCAGCATCCATTAACTTCGTAGCAACATCAACCATATCGTTTACAGTTTTAGCTGGGGAGTAGATAAGGGAAGATGAATCTACTCCTAGCATCTCAGCCCATGATTGATCATAGGATGCCTCTGCATCAATCCATGCACATGTCTTGCCTTCTTTTTGTGCAAGAGCAATCATTTGTAAACAAAATGAAGATTTTCCTGCAGATTTATTGCCCCAAACAAGAACTTGTCTTCCATACCCAAGACCACCTTTTAAAGCCATGTTAAGGCCAATGCTTGGTGTTTTTTGCTTTTCAACTTTTACATCTTGTGCTGCTTTTACTCTTGCTCTTGTTTTTGGATCTAATCCTGCTAGGATTTCATCAATCGCTATAGTCATTTATTCTCTTTCTTTTATACAATTATATCATTAAAATAAATTGCCGTGAAGCTTTGCTCTATCTTTATTTTTTTCTATTTTGTTAAATAGCATCTCATCTAAACTATGATCTACAAATCCGCCATTTCTCATGGCTGCATATAAATCTAAAGTTCTAATTAAAATATCTGCCATTTCTTCAACTACCTGCTCAGATCCCTTATTCTTTCTTATCGCTTCAAGAACTTCTGTTACTTCTGAATGTATCAGCGCAATCTTATTTCCAAAAACATCAAAGTTTTTGGGTGCGGACCAAAATCCTTTTTCTATAGCTGTCTCGTGCAGTTGGGCAGAGAGCGCATCTAGCCCGTAGTCTGTAACCAAGGACACCTCATATTTATTCGAAATCGGTAATGAGCTCGTTGTCACTGTTTCCTGATTCAACTGTTTCCCTAACTTTAAATGTAAATGTTTGATCATCTGAATTATAATCAACCTGTAGTTCTCTATCTACTCCTGCGGCACCAATAATAGCTGACGTAGGTATAGAAATTTCTTTAATTGTTTCTAGCACTGCAATTAAAATCTTAGTTGAATTTAATTGAGTAAACACTTCTTCTGGGTTTACATTTAAATCGTCACTCATTTTATCTCCTTTATATTTAATGTTCCGTCATCTAGTTTAGCTAACGTAACTCTACATTTCATTCCTTCACGCATTTTTGCCAAAGTCATTTTATACATTGCTGGGAAAGCAATTGCTCTGGTCAAATTTTTATCTTTATCTGACAATACTATGTGGCTCATTTGCTTACCAGCCTTTGTTGTATATGGGGTAAAGTTTACCACAATATACTCGTCCTCTTCAAGATCATATTTTTTCCTATATAAGTAGTCTACAAATAAATCGTTTGAGTCTGGGTTAATATCCGCTACCTTTACATACCGAGCAATTCTGTTGTCTCCTACAAGAATAAAATACATCTGCCCCGTTTCAATTTGAGTTTGCTCTGTATGGAATAATCCAATTGAACCAGTTTCATCTACTAGCTCTACTCTAGCCCAACCGTTACCACGCTTAATAGACTTAACCATACCAAACATAACAAAAGATCCAAGGTCATCAAACTCTTCAATTGGTTTTGCTTGTGCTTTAATCCTTGGAGGAATACCCTCAAGATTAAATGTTGGAATGCCTAGGTATTCGTAGTAGTTGTCTTTTTCATTTCCTTGCCTTTTGTTATCAGTAAACGCAGCACCGCCGATGGAGTTAAGAGCAGCAATAGCACGGCTATTAATGCCAGAACCTTTTTTCGATGCCTTATTAATGAATTCATTGTAATCACCATAAGGTCTTCTTTCTATTATTTTGTTTGCAATACTATCTGAAATAAACTTTACTTCAGCTAAACCAAATCTTACAGCATTATCCTGTAACGAAAAATATACATCCGACTCGTTAATATGCGGAAGCAAAACCTTTAGCCCTAAGCGCTTTGCTTCAATTAAATATTCCGTTCTTGCGTCTTTGTCATTTTCATTTTTAAGAACTGAAAACATGAACTCAAGAGGATAATTGGACTTAAGCCAAGCAGTATAATAACTAAGCATAGAGTAAGCAACAGCATGGGAACGGTTGAAAGAATAACCAGCATGCGCTTCAAAGTCGTGCCAAAGCGCCTCTGCTTTTTTCTTAGTAATGTGCTTTGAAGCCCCAGCAACAAACTTATCTTTGAATTGGTCAAATTCTTTTGCATCTTTTTTCTTTCCAATAATCTTGCGGACCTTATCAGCCTCTGCCCAAGTCATGCCGCCCAAGTGTACGCATGCCTGCATAACTTGCTCCTGATATATAATAACACCATATGTGTTCTCGGTAAAAGGCTTCATGATTGCATGCGTATAATCTACCGCCTCATTGCCATTTTTACGATTAATGTAGGCTGCGCCAACTGTATTCATTGCTCCTGGGCGCACTAAGGCGTTTGAGGCAGCAAGATCTTCAAACTTATCGATTCCCATTTTGATAAGAAGATTTGTATATGGAGTTGCTTCTGCTTGGAACACACCTTTGGTATATCCATCATTCAACATCTTATAAACATTTGCATCGTCCATAGTCATTTCTGACAAATTAATTGTTTTGCCGTGCCTATCTTTTACAGATTTAAGCGTGTCCGAGATCACAGATAAAGTCTTAAGACCTAGCGCATCTAGCTTAATAAGACCTATATCTGCAACCGTATCCATATCGTATGCGACGACTGGAATTCTACCTGACACCTTATCCTGGGAGTCTTCACGAGATTCTACTGGGGCAAACTTACGCAAATCATCTTTGGCCACAACAACTCCAGCAGCATGCACTCCAACTGATCTAATTCTGCCACGTAGTCTGTCAGCAAGCCAAACAACTTCTGGGTACCTAAGTCTAAACTCTTTTGTATTTGGAGAATCGATAAAATCTTCAAATGTATCTACAGACTTTAATGCACGGTTAACTTCTTGAAGAGGAACCATAAATACACGAGCAGCATCTCTAACTACACCCTTATCTTTAAAATAAGTATATGTAGAAATAGAAGCAACGTGCTTAAATCTTTTCTTTAAATAATCTTTAACTTCTTTTCTACGTCGGTCCTCAAAGTCAGTATCAATATCTGGAAAATCGTTACGCTCTTCATTAATAAATCTAAAAAACAAAAGGTCGTATTTAATTGGATCAACATCTGTAATCCCTAGGGTATAGCAAACCAAAGATCCTGCGGCTGATCCACGTCCAGGCCCAACCATTATATTATTTTCTTTAGCCCAATTAATCATATCTCCAACAACAAGGAAATATGAAGCAAAATTCTTTTTGGCAATAATCCCAAGCTCTTCGTCAAGCCTGTCCCTGTAAATAGGGTCTGAAGCCTTCTGAAGCCTCTCTAAGCCCTTTTCAGCCAACTCCCTTAGTCTTTCATCGGCATCAGTCTTAGGCACTGGTAGGAGGTCTAAGCCCTGATAGAAGTCATAGTCTCCTATCTTATCTGCAATTTCCATAGTGTTTTCATATATGTCTGTTCGATTAATCCCAGCCTTATTAAAGTCTGCCTCTATCTCGAAGCGGCTTTGAATGAATAGGTTCATGTCTTGAAACGATATTCTGCGTTCAGGATAAAGATAGTCAAATCTATCTAACATGTCTTTCATATTTCTAGACATATCAAAGTCTGCATCTTTGTCGACTTTTGGAGATGTGGATAGTATGAGCAATGCTTCTTCTAATATTCTATCTTCTTCTTTAGCAAAGTGAGCATCTCCTGTTGCCACCGCTTTAATTTTAAGTTTGTCTGCTAATTCTAGAAGGGCGGAGTTGATCTCCATAGGGTTATGTGATTGCACTTCCACGTAAAAATCTTGTCCAAAAGTTTGTTTAAAGCCTTTGAGAAGAAGTTCTGCTTCCTCCATGTTACCTTTAGCGATAGCTTTGCTAATGAGTCCATTAAGACATCCGCTGAGAACGATAATACCTTCGCTATAATCATTCAGAACCTCTCTGTCAATACGTGGCTTATGATAAAAGCCTTCGTTCCAAGCAAGCTCTTGCAGAATGTTTATATTCTCTAACCCCTTTTTATTTTTTGCTAGCAAAATAATATGGTTATAGGCTTGAATAGATTTATCTGTTTTAGATGATCGGTCAAACCTATCGGTTGGAGAAATGTACGCCTCAACACCAAGAATTGGCTTAATGCCAGTTTCTTTTGCGGCAATTTGCATATCTCTGTGTGACGAGAGAGTACCATGGTCTGTAATTGCAATCGCAGTTTGCCCAGCATCTAGCGCTGCTTGACATAATTCTTTAGGTGAATTTAATCCATCCATTAATGAATAATATGAATGAACGTGTAGGTGTGTAAAGTTATTTTTCATCTCCGCCTTATTCTACTAAATAACGAAGGGGCAGTCAATAGACCACCCCTTCGTTTATTATTTTTTACCAGATAACACTTGAGTCGTCTGACCCTGATTCTTCTGCGTGTGGTCCAGCTTCGCCAGCAAAGAATGACTCTTGGTCTGTGTAGGGCAAGTCACGAACTGCAGTGGTTTCCAAATCATACAATTCAACTGATGATGAGTCAAAAGGTGTCTCATCTTTTGCTAAAGGAATTATTGTATAACTTGTGTCTGTCTTTGTGCCTGAGCGCTTGACACGCCACATAAGATTTGTGATAGAACCCATCTCACCAGCATATTCAATTAGCGTAGGTGTAATAGTTTTTCCACTTGATCCTTGTGAAAGAATTGCAACATAAGGATCTTCTTTGCCATCATCAATAAGAACATTGATGTATAGTCGTGAACGGCCTTTCCAGCCAGCCTTGTAGTCTTTACGATGCTGCTCGCAACCGTAGCACTTGCCTTGATCTTCCATTGTGCAAAGAGCCTTGCGTCGATAATCTTTTGGATTTGTGTGCTCGACTGCAATAAATCCTAGTCCAGCTTTTTCATTGTATGTAGGTGAATCTGGATCAAGTTCCTGAAGGAAGCGAACCTTTACGCTTTCTGCATCTTCAAGTTTTGCCCAACGTGCCTTAACACCGTCACCACTTGAATGCTGCGGAGCATCCATAACTTTATTTAGTCCCTTAAGACCTTTTACTATTCCCATATTTTTCTCCTTTGTATTTGATGGTGTATATCCATCTTTTTATTGTTTTTCATGGGCCCAAGATTGATATTCAATATTGGAGACTGCGTTTTTAATACAGGCTTTAATTTCCTCTTCGGTCATGTCGCCAGCATCTTTTGCATCATGTGGATATATCTTACCATATTCGTAAGAAGCCCACAATAGGTCTTTATTTCTTAATCTTGATGCAAGACTGTTTGCAAGCTCACGGCCAGCGTGATCGGCATCTGTCATCAATGTAACCTTATTAAAGTATCTATTTATTAAACCTACATTTTCTGTAGATATGTGGCCACCAAGGGTTGCAATTACATTGGGGAATCCAGCCTGATGCACACGGATTGCATCAAAGCTAGACTCAACAATAATAACATGGTCGCCTATTTTTTTAGCACGGTGTATGTTAAACATAGTTTTGCTTCTTGGTAAATTAGTACTGTTCTTAAATTTCTTTTCTGATATTGATCTTCCAACAATTCCAACTGGGAGTCCGTCTGGGCTATGGACTGGTACTGTAACCATGTCTTGCTTTGGAGAATAGCCTAGAGAGAAATGTGAAATAGACTGTAGATCAATTCCTCTATTTTTAAAATATTCTTTTGCTGGCTCGCTTTTAATTAAATCATTATATAAATTCTTTAATGTTTCTTCTGGAAACTCTACGAAGTCTGGCTTATCTTCTAGCATATCATTTAATACATCATCAAAATTTTCAAGCGATTCCGCCTCTTTTGAATAAACATATCTCATTGCTTCAAAATCATTCTTATGTAAAACTTTTTTAACTAGTTCTATTAAAGATCCAGTCTCACCACATGATGGATTAAAACATAGCCATGCTCCAGTTGTTTTGCTAATACTACAGCTTGCGCTATGTCTGTTTGAGTGGAATGGGCAATAGAAAGAAACCTCTACGTCTGTTTCACCAGCTACCTGTAAGCCAAGGCTTTTTACAATTGCCTTTATATGCTGCTTAGAGTATTGCGTGGTATCAGCTTTCCTTGCGTAATTGCTTCGTGCTGCCATGCCGTCTTCTTTCCTACATAAGTTCCATAGAGTGTCATTAAGAACATCCATGTTGATCCATCAAATTCTATCGAAAAGTTGGTGTCTATGTCAAGTACCCTAAGATACCCTTTATCTCTCATCTGATGCGTGAGCATGCTTTCATATTGATGCTTAACGCGAATTATATCAGAGTCATCTAGAAACTCAACTCTAACTTGAAATCTTTTTATCGGTTTGTGATTCATTATTTTGGAACGGATTCTCATAAATCTCTTTGACGATACCTCTGTTGATATCCCAATCTAAGTATAAACCAAATTCATGCCCATGTCGATTCTTGCGTGAAACAATCTCAATCATGTTAGTCCCTGGATATCTATGTACTGCCATAGCCATATCAGCATCATACTCAATAGCCTTTGACCATGCTACCTGTGACATCATTGGCGGGTTATCCTGATCAGATACATCGTCTGCCGTTGCTGCAGTAATATCAATAATTGGAATATTATTAGACACCGCCAGCATCTTAAATTCACGAGACACATTTCGGTTTCTTTCTACTTCAGAATTACTTCTCTTGTTATCATTAAATAGCTGGTGGTAGTCAAGAATAACTAGATCTGGTTTATGCTGATCAATTTTGCCTTGAATTGTTGCAGGAGTAACTTCGGTAGTTCCCTCACTTGAAATTAAAATAAATCCATTTTTGTCTGCAAACTTTTTTGATGACCATGAACGAAAATTATCAATATTAATATCTCCCTTAGAAAAGTCAGATGCTTTAAATAAACCAGAGCCAAGCATCGTATAAATACGATCACGCATATTCTCTGGTGACATTTCAAGTGACACAATCATTGGCTTAAATCCTTGTTCCCAAGCTTTGCATGCAAGATAAGATGTAAACCATGTCTTACCACGGCCTGGCCATCCGATAGCGACGATTAAATGTCCTGGAGCCATGCCTGTTGGGTATGCTAAATCTATCGCCTCAAAACCAGTCTTGATGCCTGGAGAGCCACCCATCTCAGCAGAGCGTATCTTTAGCAATTCCATGTGTCTAATTGCCGCATCTGCATCTGTGATGTCTAGATCTCGAACATTGTTTGTAAATCTACTAAGCCCAGCTAATTGAGATTGCATGTTTTCAAGAACTCTTGAGGCGGCATCTTCTTTAAGCGATGATCCTGCACGAAGAATAATGGTCTTAAGTTTATTAGAAATAAATTCATTCTTAAGTGTGTCTAGGTAGTAACCTGTTTGGCCCTTAACATCTACTGGCTCGAAGTCTTTAAATTTCTCTTGAAGAATTCCTGCTTCTGGTACGGCTTTAAACTTGTAGTAATATGACTTAAGGCCATCCCAAATATCTTTGTGCGATGTGAATAGATCGTCTACGTTGTCTGCAAGCAATGTGCTAATATCTTTATTCTTGCATACCGCCGAGATTAACTCTGCCTCTGTATTCATTCTATGCCGCCTTGCTCTACCATCTTCTTCGTTTCTTCTAATAACAAACGACGTTTTGCTTTATCTTTTTCAATCTCTGTTCTTACGGTATCCATCTTATCAAAATTATACAAAAAGAACTGTATCGTGTGGCCGTGCTTTGTTAGGTGGAAATAGTATTCAAGTAATTCTTTTGCACGATCAAATCCTACACTATCAATGACATCTTGCATGGCCCATTTTTCACGAAACTTATTAATTGAGGGAGCCTTCCCATACTTCTCTTTGTATAGATTCTGGAATAAAGAAAGAAGTATGTATGGCTCTTTGCTATTTGCCACGCTTTAGTTCTTCCTCTACCTCTTGTGTTTTTTCAATTAACTTGTTTTCAACAAAAGCATACACTCTTTCTGTAGCAGCATCTACCGTTTCGCCTTGCCTTACATCGTCTTCAATACCTACGCCAATTTTAATACTCTCGTAGTTACCAAGATTTCTAGTAAACGATAAATCTACTTTTACCTTTGTTGTCATTTGTGCTCCTTCATATGCCTAGACAAACTATCGTGTGCGAATATACCCGAACGAAGATCCCACTCTTTTTTACAGACGGGGCATGTGACTGTTCTGCTCATTATTCCGCCTTCCAAACTGGTACAAACTTTCCTTCTTCTGTCTTAGTATACAATATTAAGTTGTTTTTGAGAAGAGCCTGCAATTCAGCTTTAGAGGGTATTTCTTTTGAGTGTCCTGAGTCTAAGATATGTTGATGAATATCAAGTATGTTTTTTTGATTAAACATATACTGTGACCAGTTTTCACTATCAGGTTGTCCAATTGGATATATCTTTTGAGGGGTAGCAACCTTTTCATTTAAGATATACTCCTGTATAGTTACCCTATGCTTATTAAGCATAGAGGCAACTTCTACAACAGTGTATGCTGTGTCCATATACTTTTTAACCTGAGAATATGAATACATAACTCTTTTCTTATCTGGGTAGCACCAAGCAACCATTTCATCTTTTGATCTAGATGATTTTAAAACCTTATGTATCTTATCGTTTAAGAAGAAATACCGTAAGCTTTTTGATTTGCCGTCTCTTTTTGATCTAGCCATTTACCGAAAGCACTCGTTTCTTTATTAATCATCCAGCGTTTGCCGCACATGATACAGAATAATTCCATATGTAGTTTTTGAGAGAATACTCTATCTACAAAAACTCTGCCATTACATTTTCCGCACCACATTATAGTGTAAACAACTTCCCGTCAACAACACATGAGTAATCTGGTGCCACATGAATCATTTGAATATGTGGATAGTCATTGACAATATGAGCAATAGCAAATCCTTTTTGCCAATCATGGTGTTGCATG